CTCATTCGTAGGTTTTTTTCGCCCAAAAAGGAAGATGACAGAACCTCTCAAGATCCGCTACCAGCCACTTGACGCGCTGATTCCGTATGCACGCAATTCGCGGACGCACTCGGACGCCCAGGTGGCACAGATTGCGGCGTCGATCCGGGAGTTCGGGTGGACCAACCCAGTCTTGGTCGATGGCGACAGAGGGATCATTGCCGGGCACGGCCGCGTCCTTGCGGCGCGCAAGCTCGGCATCAAAGAGGTGCCAACAATCGAGCTTCGGCACCTCAGCGAAGCGCAGCGTCGCGCGTATGTCATGGCTGACAACGCCCTCGCCCTTGCTGCAGGCTGGGATGCTTCGATGCTGCGCGCCGAGCTTCTGGACCTGCAGGACGCCGACTTCGATCTGAGCTTGATCGGCTTCAGCGAGGACGAACTTGCCGCTTTCATGGCGAGCCAGGACGTCACTGGATCAGCCGGCCTGACCGACCCTGACGATGCGCCCGAGGTGCAGCCCGAGCCGGTGACCAAGCCTGGCGACGTCTGGGTGATGGGGTGGCATCGGCTGCTCTGCGGCGACAGCACGCGGATCGACGAACTGGAGCGGTTGTGCGCCGGCCAGATGGTCGACATGTGGCTGACCGATCCGCCGTACAACGTGGCGTATTAAGGCAAGACGAAGGCGAAGCTGACCATCGAGAACGACGCGATGGGCGCTGACGCATTCCGGCAGTTTCTGCGAGACGCCTACGTGGCTGCTGATGCTGTGATGAAGCCAGGCGCCGTCTTCTACATCTGGCACTCCGATTCGGAGGGCTACAACTTCCGTGGCGCTGCTATCGACGCCGGATGGCAGGTTCGGCAGTGCCTTGTCTGGAAGAAGCAAACGCTCGTCATGGGGCGTCAGGACTACCACTGGCGCCACGAGCCTTGTCTGTACGGCTGGAAGGATGGCGCCGGCCACCTGTGGGCGAGCGACCGCAAGCAGACGACCATCCTTGAGTTCGACAGGCCAAGTCGCAATGCCGAGCACCCGACGATGAAGCCGGTGGCGCTGTTCGAGTACCAGATGCTGAACAACACCAAGGGCGGTGACATCGTGCTGGACAGCTTTGGCGGAAGTGGCACGACGCTGATCGCGGCCGAGAAGAACGGTCGCATCGCGCGCCTGATGGAGTTGGACCCGCGCTACTGCGACGTCATCGTCCGCCGCTGGCAAGCCTTCACCGGCCAGGCCGCGACGCTAGAAGGTGATGGCCGGACGTTCGCCGAAGTAGAGGCGGGCTGCATGGCAATGGATGAGGCCGCCTGATGGGGAAGTCAGGAAAGGCGGGCGGCCGCCCGCCATATCAGCCCAGCGAGAAAGACCGCGCGCAGGTACGGATGCTCTCGGCTATGGGCATTCCGCAGGACGACATCGCGAGAGTGATTGGGATCACTCGGCCAACGCTCACTGTCCATTTCCGAGACGAGTTGGACGTCGGCGCTATCGAGGCGAACGCCAAGGTTGCAGCTTCACTGTTCCGGGCCGCGACTGACTCCAGCAAGCCGAACGTTGTCGCGGCCATCTTCTGGCTGAAGGTGCGGGCCGGTTGGCGCGAAAGCGAAGGCATCAATCCCGCAGAGACGCCAGGCAAGCGTGCACAGGCGCAGGCCGACGCCAAGACCGCACACGTTGGCACCGAATGGGATGGCCTTCTACGGCCTACAGGTCACCTGCAATGACTGGCGACCTGGATCTTTCATGCCCGGACTGGGTTGACCGGTTGAAGACCGGCCGCAGTCTGGTGCCTGACCTGCAGCTGCCGAACCCGTCTGAGGGCGATCGCGCCGTGGCCATCTTCAACCGGCTGCGGCTGTTCGACGTGCCCGGCACGCCGACGATGGCCGATGCCGGTGGCGAGTGGTTCCGCCGCATCGTGTGGGCGCTGTTCGCGTCCATCGACCCGGCCACCAAGCGCCGCCTGATCAGCGAGCTGTTCCTGCTGGTGCCGAAGAAGAACAACAAGACCACCGGCGGCGCGCTGCTGATGCTGACGGCGCTGCTGTTCAACCAGCGACCCCGCGCGCCCTTCCTGCTGACGGGCCCGGTGCAGAAGACCGCCGACGACGCCTTCGCCGCGGCGGCCGGCGCCATCGCGCTCGATGAGGTGCTGCAGAAGAAGCTGCACGTGCGGGACCACATCAAGACCATCATCCACCGCGAGACGCAGGCCAAGCTTGAGATCATGACCTTCGACCCGGACATCATCACCGGCAAGAAGGTGGTGGGCGCGCTGGTGGACGAAGAGCACGTCCTCGGCCGGATGCCGAAGGCGAAGAAGGCCATGATCCAGCTCCGCGGCGGCATGATGCCGTTCCCCGAAGCCTTCTTGGCCATCATCACCACGCAGTCGGACGAGCCGCCGGCCGGCGTGTTCGCCGAAGACCTGCAGCGCGCGCGCGACATCCGCGACGGCAAGCGCCAGGGCGCCATGCTGCCGGTGCTGTACGAGTTCCCGAAGGAGATGCAGCAGGCGCCCGACAAGCCGTGGCGCGACCCGGCGAACTGGGCGATGGTCACGCCGAACCTGGGCCTGTCTATCGGGCTCGAAGCCCTGCAGCGGTCGTTCGAGGACGAGGCGGCCAACGGCGAAGCCTCGCTGCGCATCTGGGCCAGCCAGCACCTCAACGTCGAAATCGGCCTGGCGCTGATGTCCGGCCGCTGGGCCGGCGCCGACTACTGGGAACAGCAGGGCACCGCAGGCCTGACGCTGGACGAGCTGCTGCGCCGCTGCGAGGTCGTCGTCGTCGGCATCGACGGCGGCGGCCTGGACGACCTGCTGGGCATGGCCGTCATGGGCCGCGAGAGCGCCACCGGCCACTGGCTGCACTGGGGCCATGCCTGGGCGCACCCCAGCGTCATGGAGCGCCGCAAGGCCGAAGCGCCGCGCCTGCGCGACTTTTCCGCCGACGGCGACCTGACCATCGTCGAGCGCATCGGCGACGACGTGCAGGAGGTTGCCGACCTCGTGCTGCGCGTCGAGGAGTCCGGCCGGATGGACAAGATCGGCGTCGACGCCGTGGGTATCGGCGCCATCGTCGATGCGCTTGTCGAGCGCGGCATCGAGGCCGACCGCATCGTCGCAATCAGCCAGGGCTGGAAGATGGCCGGCAGCATCAAGACCGCCGAGCGAAAGCTGGCCGAGGGAACCCTGTTCCACGGTGGCGCGCGGCTGATGGCCTGGGCCGCCGGCAACGCCAAGGTCGAGCCCAAGGGCAACGCGATCGCCATCACGAAGCAGGCGGCAGGTGCAGCCAAGATCGACCCGCTGATGGCCATGTTCAACGCGGTGGCGCTGCTCAGCGCCAATCCGCAACAGGCGGTGCCTGTCTACGACGGGCAGCCCATCTTTGCCTGACACATGAAGGCCAGCGTCTACAACGTCGCCGTCGCCTGCGGCGCCGCGCTCATCAGCGTTGGTGCCGGCATGGTGTACCTGCCGGCCGGACTCATCACCGCTGGCGCGCTGGTCCTCTGGCTCACCATTACAGGCGCACGCATCGCCGGGCGGGCTGGCTGATGTTCATCGCACACGACATTGGCGCCACCGGCCGATACGGGCCGGAACACGACTTCTGGTACGAAGCGGCGCCCGGCCGCCCCGGTCGCGTCGGCGCTGATTCGGCCATGCGGCTGAGCACGGTCTACAAGTGCGTGCGCGTGCGGGCCGAGACCATCGGCATGCTGCCCATGCAGGTGTACCGGCGCCTGCCTGGCGGCGGCAAGGAGGCCGACGACAGCCACCCGCTTGCTGGCCTGCTGCACGATCAGCCAAACCCCTGGCAGACCGCCATGCAGTGGCGCAGCATGATGCAGTCTCACCTGGACCTGCGCGGCAACGCCTACAGCCAGATCGTCTACAGCGGTGCCGGTCGCGTCGACATGCTCGTGCCGCTGCATCCCGATCGCGTAGTCGTTGAAGTGCTTCCGTCTGGCGTGCCGCGCTACCGCGTCACCGACAAGGACGGCAGCGCGCGCACGCTCGTCTTCGGTGAGGTGCTGCACGTCGCCGGCCTCAGCGCCGATGGCTACGTCGGAATGAACCCGATCGAGCTGGAGCGCGAAACCTTCTCCGCAGCCATCGCCGCGCGCGACTACGGCACGCGGTACTTCGCCAATTCGGCCCGGCCGCCCGTGTGGGTCAAGATGGCCGGCAAGTTCTCGACGCCAGAGGCTAAGCGCGACTGGGTGGACGATTTCTCGCGCCAGTACGGCGGATTCAACGCCGGCCGCGTGCCCGTCATGGACCAGGGCATGGAGCTGCACGCGCTGGCCGTCAGCAACGCCGATGCGCAGTTCATTGAGCAGCGCAAGATGCACGAGATCGACATCGCGGGCCTGTTCCGCGTGCCGCCGCACAAGCTCGGCATCCTCGATCGCGCCACCTGGGGGAACATCGAACACCAGCAGCTCGATTTCGTGACCGACGCCATCCTGCCGAGCTGCGTCGCGTGGGAACAGGCCCTGCTGCGCGATTTGGACTTCGGCGACGAGCACTTCGCGGAATACAAGGTCGCCATGCTGCTGCGCGGCGACACCAAGACCCGGTACGAGGCCTACGGCAAAGGCATCCAGGACGGCTGGCTGCTGCGCAACGAAGCGCGCGCGATGGAGAACTTGAACCCCATCGACGGCCTGGACGTGCCGCTCGAGCCGCTGAACATGCAGCCCGCCGGCAGTCGCCGCGCCGCGCAGGAGCGCGGAGAACCCGCGCAGCGTGGCAGCGGCGAGCGGCAGGCGCTGATCCTTGCCGCTGCCGCCGAGCGCGTCGCCCGCAAGGAGGTGGCGCTCATCGCGCGCGCGGCCCGGCAGGGCGATGACCTGGCACAACTCTTCGACGGCCATGCAGCCTTCGTGCAGCAGGTGATGGCCGTGTCCGCTGACAGCGCGCGCCAGCACCTCGAGGCCACGCTCGACCGTGCGCGCGCGTGGGTGGCGGCCGGCGCAAAAGTCCTCGAATCCGACGTGCACGACGTCCAGACCTCGGCGCTGCTGCGCCTGGAGCCCTGACCATGATCCACCTGCTGGCCGCGTTCTACTCGACCCCCTGGGCGTTGGCGCCGGACGTGTTCGCCGCCGCCGAGACGATCCTGCTGCGCTGGGCCGAGGGCGCGCGGCTGAGCGCCGAACAGGTGGCCGCAGCCATCGGCGATGCGCCCGAGGCCGCAGCCGCCCGCCGCAGTGCCGCCCAGGCCGCCAGCGGCCGCGGCGTGGCCGTCGTGCCAGTCTATGGCGTGCTGGCCCATCGCGCCTATGCCGTGGCCAACACGAGCCGCCCGCTCACCAGCACCGAAGCGCTTGCCGCGCAGTTCCGCGCCGCCGCGGCCGACCCCGAGGTCGGCACCATCATCATGGACGTCGACAGCCCTGGCGGCAGCGTCTTCGGCGTGCAGGAGCTTGGCGATGTGCTCGCCGAAATCCGCGAGCACAGCGGCAAGAAGCTGGTGGCCGTGGCCAACAACACCGCGGCCAGTGGCGGCTACTGGATCGCCAGCCAGGCGCACGAGCTGGTCGTCACGCCCAGCGGCATGGTCGGCAGCATCGGCGTCATCGTGCCGCACAGCGACACCAGCGCCATGAAGGAGCGCCTGGGCGTGCGTACCGAGTACATCACCGCCGGCCGGTACAAGAGTGAAGGCCACGCCGACGGCCCGCTCACCGACGACCACCGCGCCCACCTTCAGGGCATGGTCGACGCCTACTACGGCGCCTTCACCAAGGCCGTGGCCAAGGGACGCGGCGTGCCGGTGTCCACCGTGCGCGGCGAGGCTTTCGGCGAGGGCCGCATGCGCCTGGCGCCCGAAGCTGTCACCGCCGGCATGGCCGACCGCGTGGGCACGCTTGACGACACCATCGCCCGCTACGCCAGCGGGCGGGCCAGCCGCGCCGGCATGCGAGCCGAGATGGCGGACCGAGATATCCAGATCCTGGAGGCATGACAGACCTCCGCGATGCGTGCCCGACGGCGCGCAACGGCCCGACGGCCGCACCTGTCACCGCAACCCGGCCCGCCACGCGCGGGCTTTTTCACATCCGAAAGGACCAGCATGAACAAGCGACTCCAAGCGCTGCTCAAGCGCAAGGCCGCGGCCGTCGAGAGAATGAAGACGATCCGCGCCGAAGCCGGTGACGACATCTTCACAGACGTGCAAACCGCGGCATTCAACGACGCGAAGGCCGAGGCCGAGCGCGTGCAGGCCGCCATCGAGCAGGAGCAGGCCGCCATCGAAGCCGAGCGAACGCTCGTGCTGCCGGACAACGCCCGCATTGAGAGCCTCGGCCCGCGCGTGCAGAACGACTCGGCCCGCGGATTCGCGCACTTTGGGGAGTACCTGGCCACCGTGCGCGCGGCCGCGCTGCGGCCCAGCGCCGTCGACGAGCGGCTGATGATCGGCGCCAGCGCCAGCACCTACGCCAATGAGTCCGTCGGCGCAGACGGCGGATTCCTGGTGCCGCCCAGCTACGCCTCCGAAATCTTCAGCGTCATCAACTCCGATGAGCAGTTGCTGGCCCGTGTGCGCCAGATCCCGGTGGCTGGCAACGAGTGGAAGTACCCGTCCAACGAGACCACGGCACACGGCACCACCGGCGTGCAGGCCTACTGGGACGGTGAGGCCGACACCATCAACCAGACCAAGCCCGTGTTCAAGAACGGCAGCATCAAGCTCGACCGTCTGACCGCGCTGTGCCCGGTCACCGAGGAATCGCTCGAAGACTCGGCCGCGCTGGGCGCGTGGATTCAGATGGAGGCCGGCGAGAAGATGGCATTCAAGGTGACCGATGCCATCCTCAACGGGAACGGCGCCGGCATGCCGCTGGGCCTGTTGTCTGCGCCGTGCCTGGTGACGGTGCCCAAGGAGACCTCGCAGCCTACCAGCACGCTCTACGCCGAGAACATCCTGAAGATGTTCAGCCGCATGCCATTGCGCATGCGTAAGCGCGCCGCCTGGGTGATGAACCAGGATGTCGAGCCGCTGCTGCCGCAGATGAACATCAAGGTCAAGAACGTGGCCGGGTCGGAGAACGTCGGCGGCATCGCGCTGCCGCCGATCATCTACACGCCGCCCGGCGCCAACGGCAATGACTACGGCATGTTGCTTGGGCGTCCGATTGTCATCACCGAGGCATCGCCAGCGCTGTCTTCGGCCGGCGACGTGGCGCTGATCGACTTCCAGTCCTACATCGCCATCACCAAGGGCGGCGTCAAGGCCGACGAGTCGATGCACTTCTTTTTCGACCAGAACATGCGCGCCTTCCGCTTCGTGCTGCGCATCGGCGGTCAGCCGTGGCTGAGCGCCCCGATCGGCCGCAAGAACGGCAGCAACACGCTGTCGTGCGCCGTGGCGCTGGGCGCGCGCTGATACCTCTGACCTGATGAAAGGATCACCACCATGATCGGAACGAACGCACGCCTGGACGAGCAGGTGACCCCGGTTGTCGGCGCCATTGGCCTGCTGCTCACCAGCACGCTCGGCGATACCGACTACGTGTCGATGAAGGGCTATGCCCGCTGCCAGATCATCATCGCCATCGCTGACGGCACCACGGTGACGGGAACTGCGGTGACGTTGAAGCAGGCCACTACCGTAGCTGGCGGCGGAAGCGAAAAGGAATTGGCATTCACGCGCATGCTGGCCAATACAGACCTGAGCGCGTCGAAGAACCTGACCGAAACCGCAGTGACCAGCAGCACCTTCACGACGCAAACAACGAACAGCAAGGACTCGCTGTACGTGATCGACGTGGCTGCCAGCGATCTAGACCAGGCCAACGGCTACGACTGCATCCGCGTCGATTGCACGGGTCACGCCGCGACCAGCCCGCGGGGCGCCATCGTCCTTTACAGCCTGTACGGCAAGCGCTACAGCGGCGCCACGCCGGAACAGGCGATCGCGGACTGACACCCCGGACCGAAACACCAAGGGCCGCCCCACCCGGGCGGCCTTTTCGTTTCTGCCCGCAAGGAGCCCCCCCAGATGGCACTGAAAACCGGTAGCGCCGTGCGCCTGATCCAGCCCGAGATTCGGGGCGAGGTCATCGAGCGCCGCATCACCCCCAACGACGAGCTCGAGCTGCTGGTCGAGTGGATCGAGGACGGCGAGCCCGTCCGTCGCTGGATGGACGCAGATCGACTGGAGGAGGTCGAGGCATGAGCAGCATCGAACGAGCCCACGCCGTCGCCCGCATGGGCGCCGCTTTCGTGCACGGCGCCCGCGCCGTCGAGCAGATGCACGCCGATGGCATCTACCTCGCCGACTACTGGATGCCGGCCGAAGCGCGGCGCGACGAGGTCACGGCGCTGCGCCTGCGCCTGGCCGAGATCAGCGCCGATGCCATGCTGCGCCGTGCGCACGCCGACGAGATCGACGCCATCCGGCTGCGGCTGGCCGATATCCCGCGCGAGCTGGTCTGGCGCGACGTGATCCACAACCTCGTCACGACCGAGGGAAAAAACGCCGCGCTGACGCACATGCTCAAGGGCAGCACGTACACCGCATCGCAGGCGCTGGGTCTGATCGAGGACACCGGCTACAGCGCCATCGCCGCGGGCAACACCGCGGGCAGCATCACCGCCGTAGGCGGCGGCAGCCCGGCCAACGGCTGGAACGAGGCGCCGAGCGCAACCGTTGCCACGCGCGGCACGCCGAGCTTCGGCACGGCCTCGGGCGGCTCGCTTGCCACGTCGGCCGCCGTGTCTTTCTCGACGCTGGCCTCCGACACGATCAAGGGCGCCTTCCTGCTCGTGCGCAGCGCAGCGGGCACGGCGCCGTCAACGTCGGTGGGCAACACCAGCGGCGCGCTGCTGTCGGCTGGCCTCTTCAGCGGAGGCGACCAGGCCGTGACGAGCAGCGGCACGCTCAACGTAACGTACAGCCTGGGGCTGTGAGCAGCATGACCCCCACCCAACAAACCGCCCTCGAAGCCCTCGCGGGGCGCGCACTCACCGCAAAGGATCGCCCATGAGCCTCATCCTCAAGCACCAAACCCTCGATCAGTTCGAGTCCTATGTCCGCGAGCGCTTTCGCAGCGCGCAGGGCGAGGAGGCCATCAACGTCGCAGCCTACGTCATCGCCGCTGTGCAGCGCGGCGACCTGACCGACGCCGGGCTGCGCGGGAAGTTCGGCCTCAATGCGATCAAGTGGGCCGCGCTGAAAGCGAAGATGCAGACCTTCGTCACTGCGCGCAACACCATCCGATCTGCGCTGGGGGAGTGAGCCATGTCCATCGTCAATCACACGCTCTCGCAGATCGTGCAGCCCAATGGGCGCATTAGCTACACGTTGATGATGTTCGACCAGGACGGCAATAGCTGGGAGTCGGTCGGCGAGCTGCCCGCGGCAACGGACGTGGACGCCTTCGTGGCTGCGCGTATTGCAGCCCGCAATGATCAACTCGCCTTCGAAGAGGCCGAGGCGATCATCAACGGCGGGTGAGGCATGGCCAGCATCTACGTCCGCAGCGGCGACGGCAGCAACAGCGACACCGGCAGCACCTGGGCGCTCGCCAAGGCCACGCTCGCGGGCGCCACCGCGATCGTCGCGCAGGGTGACACGATCTACCTCAGCGCGTCGCACGCAGAGAGCGCGGCCAGCGCCAAGAGCTTCGCGTTTGCCGGCACGAACGCGACCCCCGTGCGCGTGCTCAGTGTCTCGGACGCCGCCGAGCCGCCAACTGCACTCTCTGCCGGGGCGTCCGTGACGACGACGGGCGTTAACGCGATCACTACGCAGGGCGCGGCCTACGTACACGGCGTGACGTTCAGTTGTGGCAGTGGCGCGGTCAACGCAACGCTCTCGCTCAACAATTATACTAACACATACAACATCAAGGAGACATTCGAGGACTGCACGTTTCTTGCCCCCCCCACAGGCATAGGCGCGCGCATCTCCGTCAACAACATTGGCGCAGCCTCCAACGCGATCGATAACGTGACGACGTGGATTAACTGCGACGCGCGTGTGAACGGGACATCAACCTCGATTCCGCAGATCGAATGCTCCGGGCGGTTCGAATGGCTCGGCGGCGCGATCCTCTCGGGCGGGACGACGACGATCTGTGGGCTCTTCGGTGGCATCAACGGGGGTGGGCGCACGACTGAGATCGTCGTGTCCGGAGTCGATCTGCGCAACATGGCAACCGGGCAGAACATCTTCCGCGCGACGAACGCCAATTGCATCGGGGTGCTGCGTGACTGCGCACTCCCCTCGGGGTGGACAGGCGAATTGGTGAATGGCACGCTTTCGGTGTGTGACCGCCTGGCGATGTACAACTGCGACGACGGGGCGTCGAATTACAAGTTCTGGCTGCGCGACTACTACGGCAGCGTGATCCAGGAGGCCACCATCGTGCGCACGGGCGGCGCAAGCGATGGCGACACGCCCGTCTCGGCCAAGATGGTCAGCAACTCCAACGCGCGGTACCCGCTCGGCGGCGTGCGCTCGATGGAGATGGAGTTGCGGCTCGACTCGACGGGCTCGAAAACCATCACCGTCGAGGTGCTCACCGACGGCGTGACGCTCACCGATCAGGACATGCGGCTCGACGTGCTGGCCCTGGGCAGCGCGAGCACGACGCTTGGCACGATCACCAGCAACGCCCCCGGAGTATTGGACAGCGCGACGAACCTACCCTCAAGCTCTGTGACGTGGACCACGACCGGGCTGGCCAGCCCGGTGAAGCAGAAGCTCGAAGTCAGCTTCACCGCAGCGCAGGAGGGCGTCGTCATGGCCGTCGTGACGCTCATGAAGCCAAGCACCACGGTCTACGTGGACGTGCAGCCCACGGTGAGCTGAGACGTGGCTGCACGAAGCTGGCAAAGCCTGAGCGGCAAGCGCATCGTCGTCGCGGATGCGGGTGCGCGCTCGTGGCAGACGCTGGGGGGGCCGCGCGTGGTGGAGGCGGGGTCGGCGCCTGCCATGCCCACGCTCTCCCTGCCCACCGTGACGGCAATAGGCGCGACGCAGGCCACGCCGCGCGTGACGCTGACGTACTGACATGGCGCTGATCTACTACGTCATCTACGCCGCCGCGGGCACCAAGCCCAGCGCCGCGCAGGTCAAGGCCGGCAAGGACGCCACCGGCGCATCTGCCGTCGCCGCAGGCTCAGAGGCTGAGCTTGGCACGTCGGGGGTGATGACGTGGAGCAGCGCGGCCACGGGGCTGACGGCTGGCACGTCCTACAAGATCGCGTTCGCGCATGCGGACGGGGCGGATGGGGATGTCGTCGAGTCGGGGGCGTGGGACACGACGGCTCTGAGCTGGAGCGCTTCGATCACCGAATCCGCCAGCGCCAGCGACAGTCTGGCCGCTGCCACCACGGCCCTGGTCAGCCTGATCGAATCGGCCAGCGCCGCCGACATCATCACCGCGGCCACCATCGCCGCCGTCGCGCTGACCGAGGCCGCCAGCGCCAGCGACACGCAGACGGCCAGCTACTCGGCCACGGGCAGCGGCAGCGTCACCGAGTCGGCGTCGGCGTCCGACACGCTCGACGCAGCGACCACGATGCTGCGGGCGCTGACGGAAACAGCCAGCGCAGATGACCAGCTCGCGTCCGCGACGACCATGCTGCGCGCGATCAGTGAGAGCGCCAGCGCGGTCGACACGCCAGCGGCCAGCTACAGCGGTGCTGGCACGGCCACGATCGAGGAGTTGACCAGCGCGACCGATGCGCTCACCGCCGCGGCGACGCTGCTGGTGACGATCCTCGAGGCCGGCAGCGCCGACGACGCGCTGCAGGCCGCGACGACGATGGTGCGGGCCATCACCGAGCAGGCGACGGCGGTCGACGAGGTGACGGCATCACTGCCGGGCAGCACCTGGGACGTGTCAATCGAAGAGCTGGCCGCGGCGGTCGATCTGATCACCGGCTACGCGGCCGGCGGCCTGACTGTCTCCCCGCTGGGCCTGCGCCTGTCCACCACCGCGCGCCAGCCGCGCCTGAGCACGAGGACGCGATGACCCGCATCCACATCTCCGGCCCTGACACGGAGCCGATCACGCTGGCTCAAGCCAAGCTGCACGCCCGCGTCGAGCACGACGCCGACGACGCGCTGATCACCGGCTTCATCGCGGCGGCGCGCGAGGATGCCGAGCATGAGCTTGGCCGCCTGCTGGCCGCGCAGGTGTGGCAGCTGACCTTCGACGCATTCCCCGCCGTCGAAATCGCGCTCGGCCCCGACGTGACTGGTATCCAGTCGATCCAATACCTCGACACGTCAGGCGTCCTGCAGACGCTCGACCCGGCGGCCTATGTGCTCGACAACATGGACCGTGCTCAGTGCTTCGCGCTGCCGGCAGACGGCTACGAATGGCCGTCCACCTACGACACCTCCAACGCCGTGCGCGTGCGCATTGCGTGCGGTCTTGATCCGGTGCCAGAAACCGTGCGCGCCTGGATGCTGCTGCGCATCGGCGCGCTGATCGAGCACCGCGCAGCCGCCGCCGCCGGGCAGACGCTCACGGCCATGCCGGATCGCTTCTCCGACCGCCTGCTTGACCGCTACCGGATCTACAGCGCATGACACTCGCCATCAACGCTGGCGACCTGCGGCACCGGCTGACGCTGCAATCGCCCCCCGCCGGCCGGGACGGCGCTGGCGCGCGCACGGGCGCGTGGACCACGGAGGGCACGGTATGGGGAGCCGCGTGGCCGGTGTCGGCGCGCGAGCAGCTCAGCGCCGGGCAGATCAGCAGCGAGGTGACGGTGCGGTTCCGCATTCGGTACCGCGACGACGTGCGCGCGAGCTGGCGCGTGCTGTGGCGCGGTGTGCCGCACGCCATCGTCGGCGACCCGATCGACGTGGGCGGCGAGCGCGCGGCGCTCGATCTGCTGGCGCTGGCCGGCGCGAGGGACGGCGATGCTTGAGACCAGGGTGCGCGGCATCCCCGACCTGCGCGCCGAACTGGTCGCGCTGCCCGACAAGCTGCGCAAGCGTGCGGTGCGCAACGCGCTCGCGGCTGGTGCGCGGCTGGTGCGAGACACGGCGCGGCGCGAGATTGCGCCGCACGACCTGTCGCCGACGGCGCCGTCTGTGCGAGCGGGGCGCCGCGGCATCGGCACCGTGCGCAAGGCGATCACGGTGCGCACGAGCAAGGCGGCACGTCGCGGCGGTGACTTGGGTGTCTTCGTCAATGTGCGCCCCGCTCGCGGCGGCAACGCTGGCGCGCAGCGCCCGACGGACCCGTACTACTGGCGCTGGCTGGAGTTCGGCTGGAATCCCGCGGCCGGGCCGCAGCGCAACAGCGCCAAAGCCCGGCGCGAGCGCCGCCGGCTCAACCAGATCGGCGCCACCAAGGCGCGCGGCGGCATCGGCTTTCTGCGCGCGGGCGCCGCGCAACTCGGTGCGGCGCTGGGCGTGATCATGCCGAAGCTGCAGGCCGCGATCGCAAAGCTCAACACGCCGAAAGCGCCAGCCCCGTGAACACCAATGCCGAGGCTCAGGTGCGCGCCATGCTGACGGCGCACGCGCCGCTCACGGCCATCGTCGGCGACCGCATCGCCGTCAACGCCGTCCCCGAGGGCAGCGGGTACCCGTGCGTGGTGTTTGCCGCGCGCATGGATGCGCAGATGACGCTGTCGGGCGACCTCGACGAGATGGAGGGGCACGCGAGCATCCAGTGCTGGGCCGATGCGCCGCTGGCGGCCCGCGCGCTGGCCGATCACGTGCGCGACGCGGTGGACGCGGTGGACCCGCAGTACGGCGCCGTGGTGCAGAGCGAGACGACGATCTTCGATGCCGAGCTGGGCCTGGACGGGGTGCAGCTCGAAGTGCAGTGGTGGCCCGGATGACGACGCAGCCCGGCCGAATCGACCATCCCGCCTAGTGCGGGCTTTTTTGTGACTGAAAGGACGCACCATGTCAAACATCAAGGGCCGCGGCATCAAGCTCGAGATCGCCGCCACGTACGCAGCAGCGGATGCAGGCTGGGCCGTCAGCAACGCAAACCCCGGCGTCGCGACCAAGACGGGCCACGCAGTCGTCAACAACGACATTGGCTACTTCACCGGCATCGTCGGCATGGACCAGCTCGACGGCCAGGCCGTGCGCGCGAAGAACAAGACCGCGAACACGTTTGAATTGCAGGGCATCGACACCACGAACATGGGCACGCAGAGCGGGACGTGCGACTTCGTCAAGGTCGCGACGTGGGTCACGATGAGCGAGGCGACAGCGTATCGCTTTGGTGGAGGGACGGCGGACAAGCTGGATGCCACGCGGCTGATCGACACGAAAAAGCAGGAAGAGGTGGTGCAGCTGCCGACCGACAGCGTGAGCGTTGACCTCTTCGCGCAGGGCACGCCGAGTGCCGCGCTGCAAGTGCTGATCAATGCGGTGCAGACGCAGAGCCTCGTAACTGTGCGCATCACGCACGCCGACGGTTCGGTGCGATTGCTGCGCGGCGATCCAAGCCTCCCTGGCGAGGACGTGCGCGTGGGCCAGCTCGGCACAGGCTCATTCGAGATCGCCGTCAAGGGCACCGTCCTGCAGCTCGCCGCCTGACGCGCCGTGGCAGACGCGATGCAGGCGCTGCTGCGCCAGATGCGCGAGCAGCGGCAGGAGTGGGTCGACATCGGCGACGGGCGCGCGGTGTGCGTGCGCCGTCCGCACGAGGCGGACTTCCCGCGCTTCGCGCAGGGGGTCGTCGTGGATCACGTGGCGAACAGCGTGTGCGACTGGCGCGGCATGACCGAGGCCGCGCTGCTGGGTGCTGGGGTCGGCGGCGACGACGCTGTGCCGTTTGCGCCCGAGCTGTGGGCCGAGTGGGTGCGCGATCGCGCCGACATCGTGCAGGTGGTCGCGCGCGCCCTCGTCGGCATGATCGAGCGGCATCTGGCGAGCCGGCGCGACGACGCGGGAAACTCACCCGCCTCCTCGCCCTCGCCGACGGCCAGCAGCTAGAGGGCGAGGAGGCGCCGCAGTGGACACCGGAGCAGGCACAGGCGCGCAGGGCCTACGACATGCTGGCCGACGCGAATCACGGCATCGACTGGGCTGGCTTGCCGCTGGCCGTCGAGTACCTGGGGGTGCGTGACGTGGCTGCGCTCATCGATCGGCTGCTCGTGATCCGTGCGTACGCGCTGCGCCAAGAGCCGCAACCCGCCGAGCAACGCGAGGCCTGACGCATGGCGATCGCCACCCTGAGCATCGACATCGTCGCCAAGCTCGCGTCACTGGAGCAAGGGCTGTCGCGCGCTGGGCAGATCGCCGAGCGTCACGCGCAACAGATCGAGCGACGATGGCAAGCGGTCGGCCGCTCGATCGCGACTGCGTTCGCGGCCCTCGGCGCCGGAGTCAGTGTCGCGGCGATCGCGAACATGACCAATGCCGCATTGAGCGGCGTGGCCGCGATCAAGGACCTGGCCGAGGCAACGGGCTCGACCGTCGGGAACATCAGCGGCCTGGAGGATGTCGCGGCGCGCACCGGCGCGACACTCGACACCGTGGGCGGCGCGCTGACGCGGCTCAACGCCAAGCTTACCGACGCCGGACGCAGCGCCAACAGCGGCGCGGCGCAGGTGTTCCGCAATCTCGGTCTGGACGCTGCAAAGCTCGCGCAACAAGACCCGGCGCAGGTGATGCACACGCTGGCGCAAGCGCTGGCGCGGTTTGAGGACAACGGCACCAAGGCGCGCTACGTCTACGAGCTGTTCGGCAAGAGCGTCGGCGAGGTCGGTCCGCTGCTTAAGGATTTGGCCGATGCGGGTGATCTGAACGCCACTGTAACGGGCGAGCAGGCGGAGCAGGCGGAGCGGCTCGAAAACGCCATGAGCAGCCTGCGCAAGACGATCACGGACGCCGGTCGCGCGCTGCTCGCGGATTGGTTGCCGTCCGTCAACGCGGCAATCGAGCGCATCGCCATCGCAAACGAGGTGTTTGGTGGGTTTGGCGGCACCATGACCGCGGCAGCGAAGCAGGCGCTGAGTGGCGCCGGCCCATTCGAGGACGCGGCTGCGGCGCTGGCGCATTACAACGACCAGCTGCGCGAGATCGACCCTCAACTGCGCAATCTGCAGCGTACGCTCGCGGCTCAGGAGGCAGCGGGCGACGCGCTCGCCGGCAACACCCGCCGCCAAGTGCAGGCGCTGCAAGCGCAGCGCGACGAGATGGCGCGGTACGCGGAAACGTACCGCCGCATCGTCAACTTGGCGGGCGCGGGCGCGGGCCGCGGGCGCCAGGGTTTCGGTGCGCTCGGTCAGCTGCCCGAGCTCCCCGGCAGCGGCGGGAGCCGTAGCGCCGCGACGGCGCAGGCCGCGAGCACAGTCGAGGACTATGCGACGCGTGTCGGCCGCGCCCTCGGCGGCATGCTGGAGCAGACGCCAACCGCCAAGCTCACCGAGCTCAACATGCAGCTCGCGCAACTCGACGCGCTCGCGAGCGCGGGCGTCGATCCGCGGCTGATCAAGGAGGTCCGCGACGCGCTGCTGCCGCCGGCCGGCGCGGACATGGGGCCGCCGATCAGCGACGAGCTGCGCCGTGTCAACGAGCTGCTGCAACAGACTGACGGCGCCAAGGTGGCACAGTTGCAGCGCGACATGTCGCTGCTGATGGCGGCGCGCGACAACGCCGAGCCGGGCACGGCGCGCTGGCAGCAATTGTCGGACGCGATCCTTGACGCAGACGAGAAGCTCGCCGACATGCTCTCGCGCGACGGCGAGGTGTCCAAGAACATCGACGACCTCGGCACGCAGATGCAGCAGACGTTCTCACAGGGCCTCGGCGACACCATCAGCCGCCTCATGCGCGGGCAGTTTGATTCGATCGGTCAGATGTGGGCCAGTCTGTTGACCGAGATGGCTGCGCGCGCGGTGGCGGCTGACCTCGGCAAGCTCATGTTCGGCGCTGACGGCAAGGGCGGCTGGTGGTCGGCGATCGGCACGTGGCTCATGAGCGCGCGCGGCAACGTGTTCGATGCCGGCGGCGTGACGCCGTTTGCCTCCGGGGGCGTCGTCAACCGCCCGACGATGTTCGCCTACGGCGGCGGCCAACTCGGCATCATGGGCGAGGCCGGCCCTGAGGCCATCATGCCGCTCAAGCGTGGCCGCGACGGCAAGCTCGGCGTGGCGGGCGGCGGTGGCGTCGTCGTCAACCAGACCATCAACGTACAGGCCGGCGTGAGCCGCAACGAGATGATGGTGGCCGGCGAGGCGATCCGCCGCGCGACGATGGCGGACATCCGCGACGCAATGCGCCGCGGGCAACTGGCGACGGCGTGAGCGATGGCGACCTACCCGTGGCCCTCAGACCCGCGCCTGGTGCCGCAGCGCGCCGACCTGCAGTCGCACATCAACGCGCGCAGCAACGCCAGCCCCGAGACCGGCGCGACGCAGGCTGTGACCCGCGTCGGCAGCAAGTGGGGCTGGAGCATCGTGCTGCCCGCGATGCGCCCGGACGCGCAGCAGCGCATGGAGGCGTGGGTTCAGCGGCTCTCGGGCTACGAGCACCGCGCGCAGGTCTTCGACTGGAAGCGCTCGCGCCCGCGCGGCACCTGCAATCTGAGCGGCGTCAGCGTCAGCGGCACCATCGCGCAGTTCGCCACCACCGGCACGCTCGCCGGCTGCGGCGCCGGTAAGACGCTGCTCGCGGGCGACTGGCTGCAGTTCGGCAGCGGCGGGCAGCTCGTCATGGTCGCGGCCGACGCCACGGCCGACGGCAGCGGCAACATGAGCGTCGAGTTCCGTTGGGCCGCGCGCACCGCGATCAGCAACGGCACAGCAGTTGTGCTCGATAAGCCCACGGCGCTGTACGTGCTGGCCGACCCCAACATCAGCATCCCGCGCGCGCCCGGATTCGCGCAGCCAGGGTTCGCGTTCGACCTGATCGAGGTATTCTCGTGAGCAATCGCACCAACATCGATGCCGCGACGCTCACGGCGCTGCAAGCGGCCAACGTGACGATGTTCTTGATGGTCGAGTTGGATTTCGACGCCGGCCGGCAGTACCTCGCCGACATCCCCGTTGGCATGTCCGTCTCGTGGGACGGCCACACCTACACCGGCGCGGCCGGCATCGGCACGATCGAGCCCATCACCGAGAGCGACGCGGGCGCGCACGGCATCGCGCTGACGATGGCGGCCATCGATCCGTCCGTGATCGGCACGGCGATTGCCGAGGACGCGCAGGGGCGCGAGTGCCTGATCCGGCTGGCGATCGTCGACGGCGCCACGCTGCGCGTTGATCCGTGCGTGTGGCGCGGCGTGATGGACGTGATCTACGTCGAGGACGACGGCGCGCGCCCGATACTGCGGCTCACCGCAGAGCACCAGATGATCGCGTGGCAGCAGCCGAGCGGCGCGCTGCTCAGCGACGCCGAGCAGCAGGCGCGGTACGCCGGGGACAAATTTTGCGAGTTCGCGGCGCAGATCGCCGAGGCGACGATCGTGTGGCCCAGCGCGGAGTTCTTCAAGCGATGATGCCACTCGCCCGTCTGCCGGATTGGCCGCTGCGCCTGGCCGCGTACATCGAGGTCGCGCGCCCGGTGCAGTTCGCGTGGGCGGTGCACGACTGCTGCACGTGGGCCGCGGGCGCCGTGGAGGTGATCACCGGCGCGCGCGTGCCGCTGCCGCTCTACGACGGGCAGCGCAGCGCAGCGCGGCTGCTGCGCGCGGTGGGCGGGCTGCAGGTGGCCGTGATGGACGTGCTGGGCTCGCCCGTTGCGCCCGCGCTCGCGCGGCGCGGCGACGTGGTGCTGCTGGAGCAGTTGCCTGGTCGGCCCGCGTTGGCCGTGTGCGTCGGGCACGCGTGGGCGGCCCCGGGACTGTACGGCCTCGCGTTCGGCCCGATGGCCGAGGCGTGCGCGGCTTGGAGGATCGGGTAATGCCGCAGGCCATTGCAGGTGCACTGGTCTCCGCGGTCGGCTCGGCGGCGTTCGGTTGGGGCGCCGCGTACACGATCGCCTACACCGTCGTCATCGCCGGGACCGTCGAGTACAACCGGGCGCAGAAGCGCAAGGCCGAAGCGCGCGCGCGCGCAGCGGCCAACGCCAGCGCGAAGGATCGCGAGGTCATGATCCGCAGCGCCGTCGCGCCGCGGCGCACGATCTACGGCCGCGACAAGGTGAGCGGCCCCATCGTCTACATGGAGGCGACGGGCGACAAGAGCCAGTACCTGCACCTCGTCGTCGCGCTGGCCGCGCACGAGTGCGACGCGATCGAGACGATCTTTTTCAACGAGGTTGCGCTGCCGACAGAGGACGGCAGCGGATACATCACCAGCGGCGAATTCGCGCGGGCGGGCGAGATCACCGACGGCACGCACAGCGGCACCAGCTCGGCCGGCGGCGAGATCACGCTGCCGCACGACGCCGTGGAGATCACCGCCGTCTATTCCGAGACGGGCGTCGGCGAAAACTACCAGCAGACGCAGATCACCGGCTACAGCCACACGCCCAACACGCCCACGATCACCGGCCTGCCGGCCAGCGCGCCGACCGTGGTGCATTACACGTACAACGGCTCGTGGGCCTACCCTGTGCGCATCAAGCGCCACCTCGGCAGCCCGACGCAGACAGCAGATTCCGACCTCATCGCCGAGAGCGGCGGCAACTGGACGAGCGACCACCGCGGACGCGGCATCTGCTACCTGTACGTGCGGCTGGAGTACGACCAAGAAATCTTCGGCGGCATCGGCGTCCCCAACATCAGCGCCGTCGTGCGCGGCAAGCGGGTGTACGACCCGCGCAGCGCGACTACGGCATGGTCCGACAACGCCGCGCTGTGCATCGCCGACTGGCTCGAGAGCGACGAGGGCATGCGCGCGTCCAGCGCCGAGGTGCCCGACAGCGAGATCAGCGCAGCGGCCAACATCTGCGACGAGACGGTGACGCTCAATCTCGCTGGCACCGAGACGCAGCCGCGCTACACCGTCAACAGCAGTTGGACGAGCGAGCAGAGCCCGCGCGACGTGCTGGCCGATATGTGCCAGGCGATGGGCGGGCGCGCCGTGTGGACGCAGGGCCGCTGGCTCGTGCGCCCGGGCGCGTACCGCACGCCGACGGTGACGATCACGGCCGACATGCTCGCCGGCCCGATCAGCATCGCGCCGCGCGCCAGCCGCAGCGAACTGTTCAACTGTGTGCGCGTGACGCACCGGGACGCGGCGCAGAACTACGCCGATGTGCAGGCGCCGCTGGTGAGCAACAGCGGATACGAGACCGACGACGGCGGAGTGCGCATCGTGCGACAGATCGATCTGCCGACGCTGGCCGACACCTACCGTGCGCAGCGCCTCGGCAAGCTCGAGCTGGAGCGCGCGCGCCAGGCGCTCACAGTCAAGCTCGCCTGCAACCTGCAGGCGTACGACCTCGCGCCGACCGACACCGTGCTGCTGACGCTGGCGACGTACGGCTGGAGCGGCAAGGCGTTCGAGGTGCTGGACCGGACGCTGTCGACAGAGGGCACGATCCAATACACGCTGCGCGAGACTGCGGCCGGCGTCTACGACTGGAACTACGGCGAGGCGACAGTCGGCGACCTCGCGCCGAATACCGATCTGCCGGACATCTTCGGCAAGCCGGGCGCACTCACCAACTTCTCGGCCAGCGAGATCACATCCATGCTGGCCGACGGGACCATCGTCACGCGCGCGCTCATCAGCTGGGACGCGAGCACGAGCGCGGCGGTGCTGAGCGCCGGGCGCATCGAGCTGCAGACCGCGCGCGCAGGCGAGCCGTACGGCGGCGTGCTGCTGCCCGGCGACGCAACGAGCACGGTTCAGGGGCCGCTCGTCGAGGGCGTGGCGTACATCGCGCGCGTGCGCGCTGTGTCGCCGACCGGCGTGGTCAGCAACTGGGCGCACACGAGCCTCGTCGCGCTTGGCGCTGCGGCGCCGCCGCAAGACGTGGCCAACCTCGACGCGACCATCAAGCCGACGCAGGTGTGGGCGACGTGGGATCCGTGCACCGACGGCGACTACGCCTACACCGAGCTGCGTGAGGGCGGCACGGGATGGGCTGACGCCACCTTCCTCGCGCGTGTCGCCGGCAGCGATTACAAGCGCCCGCGTCCGCCGGACGGCACCTACATCGTGCGCGCCAAGCACGTCGACACGACCGGCAACGCGAGCGCCAACGCGGCCAGCATCAGCGTCACGGTCGACGACAGCATCGACCAGATCGGCACCGTCGGGCTGCTGACGCTCACGACCGACCGCTTCCCGTTCTTCAGCTTCGCGGACGGCACCACGCACACCGCGCAGGCCCCTGGCGACGAGACGCTGACGATCACGGCGAACCTCATCAACCTGTTCGGCACGGCCAGCTTCACGGCCGAGGCATTCGACGCACGCACCGGCGGCAGCAGCCTGGGCGCCGTGACGCTTGGCGGCACGGGCAACGCGCGCACCATGACGGCTGCGCAGTTCGTGGCGCCTGGCAGCAGCGGCAGCGTGCGCCGCGTGCGCGTGACGGCCACGCTGGGCAGCGCCAGCGACACGCTCGACATCTACCGGCAGGACAGCACCACCACCGCGCCGTACCTCTATCTGTCGAACCCCACGCACGCCGTGCCCACCGACGAGAGCGGTGAATACGGAGACTACAGCGGCGCCGAGACCGAGGCCGCGGTGTACGAGGGGCTGACCGACACCACCGACGACTGGACCTGGAGCATCACGCCCGACAGCGGCGTCACCGCCACCATCAACGGCGGCGCGGGCCCGGTCGCCAACCCGACCAGCGTGCTGGTGGCCGTGAGCGCGATGACCGTGCCCACCGGCGCGGTGCTGGTGGAGGCCGACGACGGCGTGGACACGCTGAGCGCGAGCTTCGTGGTCGACAAGGCCGAGGCCAGCGGCGCCGGCTACCAGGTGGTGTGGACCCCGCGCAGCGAGATCCGCCTGCCCGTCACGGCCACCGGCGACGTGGCCAGCTATGACGATGCGTGGGCTGAGTACAAGGTCATCAAGGGCGGCAAGCTCGACGACACCGTCAACTGGACGCCGAGCAAGACCGACATCAACGTGAGCAGCACGCTGACCGGCCAGCGCGTGGACGTGACGGCGCTGCTGGCGCTGGGCACGCTGGGCACGCCGGAATCCGAGACCATCGACTACGCCGCTGCCGGGTGGAGCTACCCGATCGGGGCGATCGTTGGCGACGGCGTCTACCTGATGCTGGGCTACAACACGTCGACCACCTGGCAGAAGGTCAAGCGCAGTACCGATTTCAAGGTCTGGACCGATCAGGACGTTGGCCTTGCCGGCCGCTGGCAGCTTGGCACATCCGACCAAGGTGCGTTCTGCCTGATCGAGGGCAGCGTAGGCAGCACCAACAAGCTGCGGCGAAGCACCGACGGCGGCCTGACCTTTAGCGGCTCGGTATCGCTGCCCGTCAGCGGCCAGTGGAACAGCATGCGCGCCGGTGGCGGCAAGATCCTCATAGCTCCAGTGGGCAGCACCGCCGGATGCCAGAGCACAGACGGCGGCGCCACGTGGTCCGCCGCCACGATGCCGGCCAACAGCACGACCTTGCTGCCGACGACGCCGGGCACCTGGGTCGGCCGGGCTGCCAGCGGGGTGGACTATCTGTCGACCAATGCGGGCAGCAGCTGGTCGCCCATCAGCGGCCTGCCCTATCAAATCTGGGATGCGCGCGGCTTCCAGGGTCGGACCGTCGTCACCTTCTGGTCAGCCACCAACAAGGCCGCCTACCTGGAGGCCGGCGTGTGGGTCGCGGTCACCTTGCCGGCGACCATCACGCAGGGCCAGCTGGTGGAGATCAGCGGGGTCCTGTATATGCTGCCCGCCGGCGGCGGCGGCGACCTGCTGTACACCACGGACGGCAAGACATGGCTGGATGGTGGCGGGGCGCCGCCCGCGGGTGGCCCGCCGGCTGTTGACGGCAGTTTGCCGGAGCGGTTCTTGCCGCTGGTCGATGGCGCTGGATTTGCCCGCCGTGCGCCCCTGCTGGCCACCAGCGCCACCGAGGGCGGTGTGCGCCTGCGGCTGACCAAGCCCGGCGAGCTGCCGCTGGAGAGCGTGCTGCCGGTGCTCAAGGGCACAGCGGCGAGCGACGTCTACACGTTTCAGGCAAACCCCGGGTTCCTGCTGCTTCCGGCCACCAGCGACGGCGTGGTGACCGACTGGTCATCGGCCAGCATCACCGCCCGTGCCAACAAGAACGGCACCGACGACAGCGCCAACTGGGCATGGACGTGGACGGCTACCAACATGACGCCAAGCAGCGGCACTGGCGCCACGGCCACGTTCACTGCCATGTCGGCCGACACCGGGCAGGTGACGTTCCGCGGCGCCAAGGCGGGGCAAGCCGACATCACGGGCACGCTCAACATCGCCAAGGCCAAGGGCGGTATCCCGGCCGGTCCGATCGTCGGCGGGGCGTTTCACGTCATCAGCGCGACGACGACGTGGATCGGCCTCAAGTTCCTGGGCGATGGTCGGTTTCAGGTCAAGCGCGGCAGCGGCGGCAGCTATCAGGACGCCGGCCAGTGGGCCGGCGCCGTGCTGGCCAGTAACACCAGCTTCTGGCTGCGCGTAACCGCCACGGGGCACAGCCTCGACAGCGGCACCACCGACACCTGGCTAGCCATGACCACCGACCGCGAATACGTGCTGAGCGACGCCACGAGCGGCACGCACCTGACCAACCTGACGGTGCTGTTCGCTACCGACAACACCGGGGCCAATGCGGTGATCGGTTTCGGGTCTCTGCAACTGATCGTGCCGTGATCGAGGAGGCGATGAAATGTCAGACGACCTGCATCGCACGCGGCTGTGGTGGTGTGCCGCGCAAGGCCGTGGCATCGCCAAGCATGCCGGCGTGACCGTGGAGCTGACGCAGCGCCCGCCGGTGCTGCTGGCGCTGGGGCGGCTGATCGAGATCGACTACGCGCCGGGCGCGGGCGTCGCCTACTACCAGCTCGCGCACAGCGCGCGGACGGACATGACGCCGGAAGCAGACGCGCGAGTGCATGCGCTACCTGCGCGCCGTGGCCATCGCCGCGCGCACCGCGGCCGACGTGGGCGCGGCGCTGCTGAGCGAGGAGGGCGACCGATGAAGCCGCACCCCAAGAGCGTCCTGGCGGCAGCGATGGCGGCAGACCTGCTCAAGCGCACGCGCACCGAGTGGGTCACGCGCGCCGAGGCGGCCGAAGAGCTGGGCGTACAGACGGCCACCGCGTCGGCGTGGCTGCGCACGTGGGAGGACTGCGGACTGCTGCTTTCGCGCGAGCGACAGCCGGTCCCAGGGCAGCGCGGCACGTGGCGCACCGAGTACGCGCTGCGGCCCGAGTTCGGCGGCACGCACGACGACGACGACGGAGCATGACCATGGGGCTTGACACCGATTTCGCCGGCTTGTGCGCGAGGGTCGACGAGCTGGAGCACTCCGCCGTCGCGGTGGCCGCAGGCCAGCGGCACCTGACAGAGCAGCTCGCGGCCGTCGTCGTCGAGCAGACCGCAGCGCGCGAGCACAGGCTACGCCAGGAGGCACGCATGCAGGACATCGAGCACCGCATCGACCGGCTCGCCGAGGGAATGCTCGCTGTGGCCGACGCGCAGGCGACCATCGTTGAGCGTCTGGACGGCATCGGTGCCCGGCTTGAGTCGTCGGCAGCCGTGACAGACGACATTGCCGCGGCGCTGCGCTGGGTGGATCGCACGCGCCGCGTGATCATGTGGATCGGGGCGCCGCTGCTGGGGCTCGCCTCGATCTACGCGGCGGTCAAGATGATGATGACGGGGCACGCTCCGCCTCCGCCACCTCCACCGCCTGGGGGGCCGTACTGATGCCCGGCCTGCGCAATGCCGTCATCGGCGGCGTCGTCGTCGCGTCGGTCGGCCTCGTCGGCTGGATCGTCGAGCGCGAGGGCAACGAGACGCGCGTCTATGCCGACGTGGGCGGCGTGCCCACGGTCTGCGCGGGCGTCGTCGTGCGCGGCGTGGCCATCGGCACGCAGTACACCCGGCCGCAGTGCGACGAGCTGACGCGCACGGCAATCGAGCGCCACGGCCGCGAGCTGCTGGCCTGCACATACGGCCGCACCGGCGTGCAGTTGCAGCAACACGAGTACGACGCGCTGGCGAGCCTCGCCTACAACGTGGGCGCGGCCAACGTCTGCGCCTCGTGCCTGCCGCGCTCGGAGTGCCTGGGCGATCTGATCCGCGCCGGCAAGATGGCCCAGGCCTGCGAGCGCATCACGGCCTACAGCAAGGTCCGCATCCGCGGCGTGCTGACCGACTGCCGCGTCCGAGCGAACAATTGCTACGGCGTCTGGCTGCGCCGGCAGGCCGAGCGCGATCTGTGCCTGGGCAAGCGCGCGCCGCTGTCCGTGGAGGGTGGAGCGTGACCCGCATCGCCGCCACCATCGCCGCCGTGCTGGCCCTGCTGCTGGCGCTGGCTGTCGTGGCCAACATCGCCGAGCGGCGCAACACCCGCGAGGCTCGGGCCGCAGCAGAGCAGGCCACGCAGCGAGCCGAGCGAGCCGAGGCAACCGCCGCCGCCGAAGCAGCAGCGCGAGCGAGCGAAGCCGCAACCGCATCCGCCGTCAGGAGAGCCTACGATGAGACCCGATCCCGCCTCGCGCGCGTCGAGCGCGCTGCTGCTGCTCTGCGCGATGACGGCGAGCGGCTGCGCGCTGCGGTCGCCGACTACGCTGCCAACGCCTGTGCGTCCGGTGACGCTGCCTCCGCCGCCGGCCGAGCTGATGGCGCCTCCGTTGTCGCCGGACGGCTCGCCGTCGTGGTCCGAGAGTGTGCGGCAGCTCTATCGACGGTGGCAGCTGCTGCTGACCACGACGGCGCCCGCCTAGAGGGCCTGCAGGCCTACGTGCGGGCCGCAGGGCTCGCTGCCAGCGCGCCGGGGCCGTAGGCGTGCCCAGCGCCTGGGATCGCCTGCGCTACTGGCTGCAGGCCCGTCGCCGGGCACGCCAGCGCCGTGACCTGCGCACGCGGCTGATGATCGCCTGGGCTGCGCTGCACGAGGCGCGGCAGTACGTGCTGCGCGATCGGCGCGCCGAGCGTGCCGAGCGCGACCGGCTGGTGCGCCAGATCGACGCCGGCCGGCGCGCAGCCGAGGCCGTCGTCGAGGCGCTGCAGGCGCGCGCGCTGGGCGGCGCGGTCAGCGACGAGGAGCTGCTGCGCGCGGCAGAGACGGCGCGTGATGTGCTATCCGACCTCGCGCAGCCACTCGGTCAGCGCGACTAGGGGGTCGGCTGTGGTCCGCCACTGCTCCCAGGCGCGGTCTCCGATCTCGTCGCAGATCGCCGCGCAGCGCTCGCGCTCGGCGGCCAGAGCCCGCTGCAGCCGCTCGATCTCGCCTGCTGCCTCGTCGCCGATCGAGAGGTCGTCGTGCGCGTGGCGCGCAAGGGCGCGCAGGTGTTGGGCGAGGTCGGCCATTTGGTCTAAAGCGTGTTAAGCGCCTTGCGCGTGTTACAAAATAATCTGCATACGGGCTTGCGCTGCGCCCTTGGCTGTATTACAGTAAACACATCGACAGCGCGGAGCCAGCAATGACCAAAACCCTCGAAATCCACAGCCACAGCGTCCTGACCGTCCGTCGCCCGAGCGGCGCCGTCGAGTCCGTCACGTCTCCAGCCAAGTTCGACGACCGCCTGTTTGCCAAGGCCAAGCGCGACACAGCCGCCGCCGGCCGCGGCGAGTTGCTGGGCTACGTCAACCACACCAAGACCGTCGATGCGCCGCAGCCGTCCGCTGCCGACATCGCCGACCATCAATACCGCGCCCGCACTGCCGCCATCTACCGCGGCGCCGAAACTGGCGTCTACCGCTGACCCGAGGAGCACAGCATGACCGAGCAAGACATCATCGCCGCGTGCCGCGCGCATGGCGCGCAAGTCGTCTACCAAGCCGCCGTCGCGGCCCTGACAAAGCCCGCACCAGCTCTGCACGCGATGGGCCTGCCTGTGCGCGGCGCCGCCGACGCCAACCGCGTCATGTCCGTGGCCTTCGATCTGCTCAGCCCGGAGGATCGCACCGCCGACTTGGCTGACGCGATCATCGGCCTGGCCAAGCTGTCGAGCAAGCCGTGAGCGGGACCGTCGGAAAGCGCATCGGGCGCCCGCCGGTGCCGCCCGAGCAGCGGCGGGAAACGCCGGTCTGCACAATCCGGCTCGATCCAGAGCACGCGGCCACGCTGCGCGCGTTGCACAGGCTCGGGCGCCTTGTCCCATACCTGCGGCGAGCCAAGCTCCGACTACCACCAGGCGCCTAACCCGTCACTCAACCGGACAGCCCCGGCAAGCCGGGTCTGCCGGTTACCTCTGCGTTAGCCCTCATCGCTCTGCGCGAGGCTTTCGTACACGTTGTCCCAGTACATGCGGTCATCGACGCGCAGCATGTACCCCTCGTTGGCGAAGTCGCCGCCCTTGCTCACGATGTGCGCCGCGCACGTCCAAGCCTTCGCGGCGTCCACGTCCTCGGGCGTGCAACGCTCGATCTTCTCCAGCGCCAGCAGGTGCGGGCACTCGCGCGCCTTCACGCCCAGGCAGCACGACAGGTGGTTGTCCTTCACTGGCACCGGGTCTTGCATGCTGCACTGCTGGTGCATTGCACGCACTGAGCGCCGACGCTCGGCTCGTCCGTCTCGCCTTCGAGCGTGATAATTTCCGCTTCCGCGCCGCAAAACGGGCAGGGCTTCAGCCGGTCGCTGTCGTCAATCAGGTGGTCCATGTCATTCCTCCGTATTTGGCGCCGAGGCATAACCCGGCGCTCGTTCGGACGTGCTGCGCACGCCGCACAGCTCTGCGTTGGGCGTCATCCTCGTGCCGTCGCCTTCTCCCACACGCGGTCGAGCGTCTCGATCTGCTTCGCGGTGGGGCGCCGGCCCTCAGAAAGCTGGCGCTGCAGGCTGTCCACGAAGCCGCACTCCCAATCGGAGAGCTTGTCGCTTCGCCGCTCGCAGTCTTCCAGCAGCGTCAGGTACTCATCAGCCCAGGTAGTCATCGTCGCCTCTCCACTGGTGGCACAAGCACTCGCAGTCGTCGTCGTCGTGCTGCTCGTGGCCGTCAATGTCGCGGCCGTAGCGAATCAGCGTGCACAGCCGCGCCGAGTCGGCCACGCATGCGCAGCCGTAGCTGCCTCGCTGGCCATCTTGGTCGCGCTCCGGCTCCAGCCGCCCAACAGGTCGCTGCACCGGACCCGCAACGGGCTCGCTGGGTGCTGGCGTGGTGGTGTCTTCTGTCATGTGCGGTCCTCGCGTTGCGTGCCGGTGAGCTTTGCGTTAGGCAGCAATACCAGCCGCCTTCAGTAGTTCGCCATGCTCCTTCACGGCCGCCTCCGCAGCCTGCTTCAGCGCGGCTTTCTGGCGCTCCAGCGCGTCAGCCAGCAGTTCGCCGAATCGGGCCTTGATCGCGGCCTCCAGGTGCGGCGCCAGCGCGGCCGGCATGTGGTGGTAGTTCTTCGCGCCGTCGCTGTACTGGTGGTACACGGTCGGCGCGGCTTCGCCACTCATCAGGCGCAGCGACGTCAGTTCGCCAATCCCGCCGCCGCCGCCGTGATACTTGCTGCCAATCAGCCCAGCCCATGCGGCGCATTCGTCGTGTTCGCGCTTGGCGCCTTGGTATTGCTGAATCATCGTTCCCATGTTGCTCTCCTAGATTGTTTCGTTGCCGCCTAACATGTCGGTCAACCGGACGCACTACGGCAAGGCGCCCTGGCCGCGATGCGCTCGTTGTCTATCCTGCGCCTCGCGGCCAGGGCGCCTCGCCTCCGCGCGCCGGTTACCTCTACGTTAGGCGTCTTCAGGTTCGCCCGCAGTGTGGTCAGCGCGGCCACTATCCCGCTGTCCTGGCCGCGTGCGTAGCTGCCGGGCGCCCCTGCAGGATTCAGCGGGTCCACCATCTGCCACGTCCGCCGCAGGGCTTCTTCCCAGCGCGCCGTCTCGGCGTCCAGCGCGGCCCGCAGCAGCGCAGCTTCCGTTTCGGCCTTCATGGCGCGCTGCAGCAGCGCAATGTCCATCTGCAGTTCAACGTGCATGGCTTCATCCGCGCTTGGTGGCGCGCTCCCAAATGGTGTCCAGCGTCTCAACTTGCTTCTGGCTCGGGCGCCGGCCCTCGGCCAGTTGCCGCTGCAGCGAGTCCACGAACCCGCATTCCCAGTCGGTCAGCCGCTCGCTGCGCTTCTCGCAGTCTTCGAGCATGGTCACGTACTCGTCAGCCCAGGTAGTCATGCGTCGATCCCTTCCACCCACCATGCATGCCCGCAGTGGTGGCACTTGTACTGGTAGTCCTCCCAGCCGCCGCACGAGCTTTCCCACTCGCGCATGCTCACCGCGTGCACGCCGCACTTGCGGCAAGGCACGTCGGGCTGGGTCTTGAACTCGGCGAACTCGCCTTGGCTGTCTGACATCGGTGCTGTGTGCATAGTCTTCCTCGCTCCGGGCGGCAGCCGCCCAACAGTGCGCTCAAGCGGACCCGGGCCGGCGGGCAACGCTCAAGCATTCCTTGACAGTTCATCTGCGCCGGCCCGGTCCGTTTAGCTCTGCGTTAGGCGTCGTCATACAACTCGTGCCGCTGGCACAGCGAATCCATGTCCAGCCGGGCGCGTTGCGTCACCAGCTCGCGGCCGTCGCGGAACACCACGCAGCGGTAGCGCTGGCCCGGCCTGATCTTCCACTTGTCGGCCTTCGCGCCATCCAACACCAGCCGGTCATCGGCTGTCACCGCGTCGCTCGGCGGGCCGTAGTTGCACCAAAGCTCGCTTGCGTCGCAGGCGTAGAACTTGCGCGCCGTCCTAACCTCGTCGGTCAGTACAAACATGGTCATTCCTCCATCGGTCGCCATACGCACGTCATCGTGTCGTACTGGCTTCGGCAGTAGTCCCATATGGGTTGCTCGCACCACGGGCAAATCGGCGTGCCATCCTCTGTGCGCTCCGGCACCGGCCGCCCAACAGGTCGCTCAACCGGAGTACCAACGGCCGGCAACTCATCAGCGTTTCTTACAGGTTGGCTCATGGCCGTTGGTCCCCGGTTAGCTCTACGTTAGGCATCAACAACAACCTTGCTCGCAGCAGCCTTCGCCTGACGGTTTGCGGCTTGTCGCCACGCCCTCCAGGCAATGGCTACCACCTTGTCAAAGTACATGCCGGTCACTTCGTCGCGGTGTACGCGGACGCGGTTGCGGGCACACTGCGTTCTGAGATACCAGCGTTCAAACGCATCACGTTCAGCGTCCCAGTTGATGCCTAACCCTGCGGTCAACCGGACCATGCCCGGCGGGCCGCTTTGTGCCGCTTCGGTTACTTCATCAGCGCCGGCCATGTCCGGTTACCTCCACGTTAGCCGTCATATGCCATTCCGCGAATCGTCCACAGTGCATCCGGTACGGCAGGGCCTGTGCTGTGGTCACGAGCGTAGTTCCCAATCTCCGTCAACAGCGCGGCGTATCTCTCTGCGCGCACGCGCCAATAGCACACGTCGCACAGATTGCTGTCGCTGTCGTCACGCCCGTGGTGTCTGAGGTTTATTGCGTAGCTCCCGCACTTGCATCGCATTTCGTTTCTCCATGCCGTCGCGTGACGGCTAACAATTCGTCCAAGCCGACGCCGCTTCGCGGCGCGGCTTAACTCAATCGTTATCCGGCAATGGGCTCGTCACCACGCAAGGCAGCGTGCAGCACGTCCACCGGCTTACCGATGAAGTATTCGGCACCGTCCAGCGCAGCCTCGTGTACAAATCGTGCAGCTGCGCCGATCGTTGGCGAGTGGTATATAACAGCGGTGTCGCTGAGCGTCTTGCCCGCGCGCTGGGCATAGGCGAACGCGTGCAATGCGCGGTAGGCGCGGCCGAGTTCGGTGCGCAGGTGTTCCAGTTCGTTTTCCATTTCGGGGAGCGGGGTCACGTGGACGAATGGTCAGGCATCGCCGAAGCGGTCGGCGTAGGCCTTGTTCAGTTCCGCCTGTTCGGCGGGGTTGAGCGCTTCGCGGGCGCCGTCCAAGATGGCTGCAGCCTCGTCAGCGTTCGGCGCTTCGTTGATCTCGGCGACGAACTTCCGGAGCTGCGCGCTCGGCGCCAGCTCCTGCGTTCTGCGGTCGTACTCGGCCTTGAAGGCGGCGCGGCGCTCATCGTCCTTCGTTGCCTTGTATGCCTTGGAGAAGACCTCCTTCAGTGCTTCGATGGTCGACGCGCTCTTGATGGCCGCGGTGAACTCGGCGTCTCCATCGGCCAGGCGCTTGATCTCGTAGAGCGCCTTCTTCCCCTTGGTCACGGCGAGCGAGACCTTGATGTCCGCAGCGATGTGCGACAGGTGCGAGATGCGCACCCCGCCCACCAGGTCTTTGCCGAAGCGCACGTCGGGGTCGTTGTAGACACGCATGGACTTGCCGGGCCACTGCGCGCCGTCGTGGCCCCAGGCCAGCACCAGCACCTTGCGCATGGTGAGGCACGGCTTGAAGGGCCTGCCCTTGTCGCCTTCGTAGTGGACGGTCACCGGCTGGTCGCCGCTGCTGGCGCTGACGCGAGTCACGGTGATGGTCATCGGACCGCCGATGAGCTGGTCGGCGTTGAGCTGGTCGCTATTGGGCACGATGGTGTGCCGCAGGTCTGTTACGTCGATCACGGGATCACTCCACGAATGAGACCTCGACTTCGGCGCTGCGCTTGGCGTAGGCCGGGTAGTCGAGCAGTTGCTTTCCGTCGCCGTAGGCGGGCCAGCGGTCTTCCTTTTTGCACCACGCCAGGCGCTGCATCAGCTCAGCGCGCTCGTCGCTGGCCTGGCTGATCATTTCGTCGGTGAGGTCGTAGGGCACGGCCAGCACCGGCGGCGCAGAGGTCACGGCCGCGAAGATGAAATCCTCGACCTTGAGCCGCGCGCCGAGCTTCACGGCGTCGATGTAGTGCGCGCGCTGCAGCTCGTACTTCATGCGCGCCGCCGTGCGCCCGAACGCGGCCGGCGATTCGTCGGCCGTGGACTTGAGCTCGAGGATGCGCGCAGACTTGTCGCTGGCCTGAAGCCAGTCGATACGGGCCTTGCAGTAAAGGCTGGCGTCGGGGTCGATCCAGAAGACAGAGACCTCACCGTGGCCGGCGGATAGCAGCGCGGCGAGCTCGGGAACAGCTTCAATGGCTTCGAGCTGCTGCCGGCAGATCGCGAAGTCCTCGGCGCTGATGATCTCGCGCGATCCGGCCCTCTGCTGCCAGTCGCGCCACCACGCCTTCGCGGCCTCGCTGCTCTCATTGGACTTCTTGGCCGCCCACTGTGCCTCGGTCGGCCGGCGCGGCGCGTCCTCCGGCACCACGATGTAGCGCGCCGACATTGCATCCGGCTCCAGCAGCGCGCAGTGCGCCAGTGTGCCGCGCAGCATTGGGCGCGTTGGCGTGATCGCGATGCGGTGCCTGTAGTGCCACGGCGAGCGCGAGAACACACGCAGACCGCTGGCACTGACAGCGTCGACGGCGTGGTAGTCGTCGAATGGCATGTCGTAGTACACGCCCATGGGGCGCGCTGCGCGCATCACAGCACCATCGCCAGCAGCGTCGCGGCCACCAGCACTGCGCCGAGCACGACGAGGGGCACGACGACGGCGCCGGCGCCGTCAAGCGGGTCGAGCTCGCCGCCGCGCGGCGGGTCTTCGGTGTCGGTGGTCATGCGGACTCCTTGCGCGGCACGCGCGCGTCCAAGATCCAGCCGCGCCGGCTGGCGCGCACCAGCGCCACGCCGCGCAGCCAGCGCAGTTGCATCGCGGAATCGCCAGGCCACAGGCGCGCGGCCTGTTGCACCAGGCTCTCCTGGCGCTGGCGCTCGGGCCGCGTGGTGAGCAGGCGCAGCGCGCTCATGGCAGCCACCCCGCGGCGATGCCGATGAGCACGGCGGCGAACATGGCTGCGATGAGCCGGTCATAAGCGGCGGCGCTCATTCGGCGGCCTCCCGCAGCAGCGCCGCGCGCGCCAGCTCGGCGATGCGCTGCTGCGCGCTGTCGCTGAGGTCGTCGGCGTCCAGCAGCAGCCCGCCGTGCAGCAGCCCGTCGACGTGCACCTGTCCGGCGGCGAGCGTGACGAGGGCATGGCACGGCGCGTCACCGAAGTCGATCTCGACCTCGTGCTCGTCGCCGTCCTCGGGCGGATCGAGGCGCGGCTCCAGCGCCATCGCGGCGGCGCTGCCGATGATGGCGCTCATGCTGGCATCCTCTCGTACGCAAGTTCGAGCGCCCAGCAGACGTGCTCGCGCAGCGCCCAGCGCGCTTCGAACCATCCGCCATTTAGGCGGACGGCCATGAGCCGCCCGCGCTCGTCGAACGAGCACGTCCAGGTGCGCCCCCACGACCGCACCGCAGACACGGTGCTCGGATCGGGGTCGCGGGTCTCTGTGTTCATCTGCCCCTCCTTGTCAGCCGTAGCCGTCGCCGTAGCCGTCGCCGTAGCCGGAGCCGTCGCCGGAGCCGGAGCCGGGGCCGTCGCCGGAGCCGGAGCCGTAGCCGTCGCCGGAGCCGTCGCCGGAGCCGGAGCCGTAGCCGTCGCCGGAGCCGTCGCCGGAGCCGTAGCCGGAGCCGTAGCCGGAGCCGTCGCCGGAGCCGTAGCCGGAGCCGGAGCCGTAGCCGTCGCCGTAGCCGTCAGCAACGCGCCTCATGCCTGCCACCGCGGCGCGAACTTGTCCTGTGCCTCCCCAGCGACGGGGATCAGCTCGATCGCCTCGGTCAGCGTGATGCGCGGCACCCGCTCGCTGATGCGGGTGTACTCCCCCGCATCATCAGGCCCGTGCAGCGCCAGCTCGTGCAGGGTATTGGCGCCACGCCAACGCCAGATGCGGCTGGCGTGGCTGAGCGTGACCACGGTGCCCTCGTGGCTCTCCAAGGTACCGACGTGGACACCGGCGCTGTAGGTTCGGATCAGGTGCATCGCTTCTCTCCTCGCCCCGGGGTGGGGTGTGGGGAGAGACTCTAGCGCGAAGCTAGGCTAGCGTCAAGCTAGTTTGCCGCCACAATCGCACCCACGAAAAAAGCCCGCCGAGGCGGGCAGGAGGTTGGGGGATGCGAAGGTCAGCGCGGGCGCGCGTAGCGCAGCAAGTCGCCGGGGCTAGACCAACGCCTAGCGTTAGGCTAGACTGCCGCGCCATGGATGACTTTTCCGTAGCCGACAGGCACTCGCTCGCCGAGTTGACTGGCCTGCACGAGCAGTACCTGTACCAGTGCATGACTGGGCGGCGGCAGATGGCCCCCGACCGCTGCCCCGCCATCGAACGCGCCACCGACGGCCGAGTGACGGTGGAGGAGCTGCGGCCGGACCTGGCAGGGCGCTGGTACCGCATCCCCGACCCCGCCTGGCCGCACCCCAAGGGCAGGCCGCTGCTGGATGTGGCCGCGCCGGGGAAGGAGGCGCGCGATGCGGCGTGAGCGGGTCGTCATGGCGCGCAGGCGGGCCGGCAGTGAAGACGCGGCGCTGCGCCTTGAGGTGACCGCCGCGTTCGTGCGCCGCCGGCTGATCCAGCAGAGCTGAGGCCGATCCAATGACAACGCCACGCAGCAGTACGGCCGTCATCATTTGCGCACTCAACGTCCTAGGCGCCGAGCTGGATAGCCCGGACGGCGTGGCAAATGCAACCTGCTACGAGGCTGCGGGCCGGATCCAAGAGCTGCTTGCCGACCTCGCCGTCGTGCTGCCGGCTGTCCGTCGGACGGCGGAAAGGGCGAGCCGGCGCGATAAGGCAGGCAGGGCGTTCCGCGCCGCGGCCAATCGGCTCGCAGGGGAGGTGCTGGCATGAGCGTCACCCGCCACGCGCTGGCAGAGGCGGTGCACAGGGCGATGCGGCTCATGGATGGGCTGATGGGTGGAGGGATCTAGACGCATGGCTCGCATCCGCACCATCAAGCCCGAGTTCTTCACCAGCGAGGACATCGTTTCGCTGTCCCCGATGGCCAGACTGCTCTACATCGCGCTGTGGTGTGAGAGCGACCGAGAGGGGCGGCTGCTTTGGAGGCCGCGCACGTTCAAGATTCGCTATCTGCCTGCCGACGATTGTGATATCGAGGCGCTGTGCTCCGAGCTCGTGGCTGCTCAGTTGGTCAAGCTTTACGGAGACGGTTTTGCCTGGATACCCAAGTTCGGGCTGCACCAGCACCTGAACCCGAGAGAAGCAGCCTCGACGCTGCCGGACCCTCACGCGTGCGTCACGCGTGCGCCACGCGTGCACCACGCGACAGTGACGAAGGAAACACGCGACAGTGACGCGCAGGGAGGAAGGGAAGGGAAAGGAAGGAGTAATGCACCGTCGTCTTTCGCCGACGATGCCGCAGCTCCGACGGTGGTCGCATTGCCGCTGAACGACGGCACAGAGCACGCAGTCACGGCTGCGATGGTCTCCGAGTGGTCCGAGTCGTTCCCGGCCGTCGATGTGCCCCAGGCCTTGCGCACCATGCGCGCTTGGCTGGTGGCGAAACCTGCACGGCGCAAGACCCGGCGAGGCGTGAACGCCTTCGTCGTTGGGTGGCTTGGCCGCGAGCAGGACAAAGGCGGGCCCCAACGGGCCAATGGCGGACGCGATTCCTCGGCCGACCCCTTCGCCGGAGCGCTGTGATGCGGGGCCATGAGCCGCTCATCGCCATGCGCCGCCGAGGCGTCAGGCCGCGCTTCGCGCGCTTCGACCTGGACGCCGTGCCGGCTTGGCGCGACTGGTCGACGTGGCCCGAGTGGAGCGACGCCGCGCTCGTCGAGGTGCAGCCGTCCGACGCGATTGCCCGGCTCGATCTGCGCTGCGCGGTGGGCATGCCGGCCGTGGTGATGGGCGGCAGCGATGAGCGCGCCGCGGCCCTGTTCGCCGCGCTGCTGCAGGCCGGCGCAAGCCGCGTGCTGGCGTTCACCGACGAGCGCAGCGTCGACAGCTTGGAGGGCCACGCATGGCCGGCATGATCCCCGACGACATCGACTTCGGGGCCTACGAGCGCGGCACCGAATGCCGCGCCAAGGTCCGCGCCGCGAGCGCGTTCGCCGATGACCTGGCGGCAGCATTCGCGCCGCACGAGCACGGCAAGCGCGACCCGTCGATGTTCTCGACCAAGCTGCGCGATGTGCTGCAGTTCCGCGCCGGCGAGGTGACGGCCTGGGCCGGGTACAACGGGCATCGCAAGTCGATGTTCACGGGGCAGGCGGCACTCGACCTGTGCGTGCAGCGGCAGCGCACACTCATCGTCTCGCTCGAGATGTCGCCGACGCGCACGCTCGCCCGGATGGTGCGTCAGGCCTACGGCCTCGCAGTGCCGATGCGCCACCAGGTGGATGCGTTCTCGCGCTGGTCCGATGGCCGGCTATGGCTGTTCTATCACCAGGGCCGCATCACGCCGCGGCTGTGCATGGCGCTGCTGCGCTACTTCGCCGACGAGCTGCAGGGGCAGCACGTGCTCATCGACTCGATGATGATGGTCTGCGCCAGCGAGGAGCACCTCGACGAGCAGAAGCAGTTCACGACGGACCTCGTACGCGCCGCCCAGGAGACCGGCCTGCACGTGCACCTCGTCGCGCACTGCCGCAAGCCGCAGGCCGGCGAGGACAAGCCGCCGACGAAGTACGACCTCCGCGGCTCGGCAGCGATCAGCGACCAGTGCCACAACGTCGTTACCGTGTGGACGAACAAGCCCAAGGCGCAGCGCGTGCAGAGCGGCCAGGCCGACGAGACCGACATGGCGCAGCCTGACGCGCTGGTCACGGTCGAGAAGCAGCGCAACGGCGAATTCGAGGGACGCGTGAAGCTCTGGTTTCACCAGCCGTCCATGCGGTTCTGCGACGAACGGATGACGCGCGTCGAGCCGTACGTGCTGGGGGATGCGAAATGACTGCAGAACAGCGCGAACTGACCCGCCTGTGCGCCGTGCGCGTGATCGCCGACCACGATGCCGACCACGATGCCGGCCGCGTCGTCGACCCGCAGACGCTGGCGTGGGCGCGCGCCTTCGTGGCCGGCGTCATGCCGCTGGGCCGGCCCCTGGGCGACGGCGCGCCCGTCCCCGACAACGAACTGCCCGAGCCGCTGCGCGGTGGGGCGCTGGAGGTGTTCTGATGAGCCGCAGATCCGCGACGAGCCTGCGCAGCCTGCTGGCAGCCGCGCTCGATCACTCGCCCAGCGGGCGCACGACGACGAGCCTCGCGCGCGAGGTCGGCAGCAATCCGAGCCGCGTCGCCGCTACCCGCCTGGCCGAAATGCAGAGCCAGGGCCGCGTCATCGGCGTCGTGCCCGAGGTGACGAGCGGGCGGGAGACGAAGCTGTGGTTCGCGCCGCAGTACGCACAGCAGGCAGCAGCTGCCGGCCCCATCGGCTGGGCGAAGGCGCCGCAGAAGCGCACGCCGCCAAAGCGCGCGACGATCGCCAAAGCTCTCGCGCCCGAGCCCGTCACCCTCGGCGCCGAGGTGCGGCGCGTGTCGGCGCCGGTGCGCCGCGACACTCGCTACACCGTCGACCCGGCCGAGGTGCGCCCCGTCTTCTCGGGCCAGCGCCCGGGCCAGTACACGCTCGCCAGCGGATCGTGCGTGGCTCGGGCCTATGGGGAGCGGTGATGGTGACGTCGAACAGCACCGCCACCGCTGCGAGGTCCGCCAAGTCCTCGCGTGGACGGTCGAGCGCGGCGGCGACTGGGTGCACGGCTGGCTCTACGGCCGCACGGACTCAGGCGGCCGGCGCATCAAGGGCGTCGCCGACGTGCGCGGGCAGGCCGCAGCCGGCCGACTGCGCGACGACGCGCGAGAGCAGTGGCGGCGCGGCAACCGCGGCGAGCCAGGCGACTGGCGATGAGGTGGTGCTGGTGCTGCCGTACCCGATCAGCGCGAACCGGTACTGGAAGGCGATCACGATCCCAGGCCGCACGATGATGGCGCCGACCAAGGAGGCCAGCGCCTACCGCACCGAGGTCGCGCGCATCGCGTCCCGCTGCGGCCTGAACAAGCCGTTTCCGTGGCGGGTGGCCGTCGAACTCGACCTGTACCCGCAACGGCCGCAGGACTGGGCCAGGCGCAGCCGATTGAACCCGGAAGGCTGGGACGACGATGTGCGCTGCATCGACCTCGGCAACGCCGAGAAGGTGCTCAGCGATGCCCTGCAGGGGATCGTGTTCGAGGACGATCGATGGATCTGGGACCTGCACAAGCGGCGCAAGGAGCCCGATGGCGACGCGCGCGTGGTGCTGCGCATCCGGCCGATTGCGCGCGGCGCCCGTCAGATGGGCCTGCTGACGTGATGCACTGCATCGCCTGCGGCCGCTTCCTGCTGCGCGCAGCGGCCACCGTGACGACCGCGGACGGCACGGGGTACTCCGGGCCGGCCTGCGCGAGGAAGCTCGGGCTGCTGGCGCCGAGGGTGGCGCGGCCGCGCACGGTCAGCCGGCCAGCGCGGCGCGGCGTGGAATCCAGGCAGATGGAGTTGGTGGCCTGATGAGCCGGCCGCGCATGAACATCGCCGCCGACATCCCGCTCGACCTTGCGGACGCGGACGAGGCGCTGACGCTGTACGGCCGCTGGGCAGCCGATCGAGAGAGCCGGCGCCGCTGTGGCAGTGCCGAAGGCCACTACCGGCCCGAGAGCTGGCACGCGCTGGAGGATCGCCGCACACCGCGAGGCACGGGCCTGACGCTGCAGGACGCGCTGATCTGCCAGCGTGCACTGGCCAGGGTGCCGGATCGTGAGCGCGTGGTGCTGGCCGTGCTCTACATCCCACGGCGGATGCCACCCGAGGCACAGCTGCGCATCCTTCGCATCCAGCCGCAGCTCAGTCAGCAGCGGCATCTGCTCGGGTTGCGCATGTTTGCGAACGCTCACCGTCTTCTGTCCCATGGTGCTACACTCGCGCCCACCTGACGCGGGGTCAGAGAACCGGGACGGCTGATGCCGCGCCCGGCCGTCCTCAAAATCAGCATGAGACTCGCCGCAATCCTGACCATGGCCGCGCTGCTCGCAGCGTGTGCGATGCCGCCTGCCAAGCCGTGGGTCAAGGACGGCGGCAACCTGGCGCAGGATTCGGCGACCTGCGAGTTCGAGGCAGAGAAGGCGGCGGTGTCGAGCGACCCGAATGCCGTGATCGCAGCCTATGAGAAGGCCGACAGGCGCCGCAAGATGATGGACCTCTGCATGAGGGCCAAGGGCTGGCAGCAGCAACGCCCGGCCTCATAGAGCTACAACACGCAATCAGCAGAGCCCGCCACCGCGCGGGCTCTTTCGTTTCCACCCACAGCCGCAGCACGGCCAGCACACGGGCGCCAGCCTACGGCCACGCGGCGACCCAGCCGGCGGTGGTCAACACCGGCAGCCATCGACGTGGTGACAAGCTGCGAGCCGGCTCCCGGCTTTGACGAGGCGGCGGGCGATGGCATCCCGAATCCAGACGCTGAAGCCGCGAGTGCAGCCCCTGCACAAGCCTGCCCGCGGCTGGGCTGAGACCAGCACCAAGAGCACGACCGAGCGCGGCTACGGGTGGGCCTGGCAGCGGCTGCGCGAGCGCATCCTAGAACGTGACTGCGGGCTGTGCCAACCGTGCAAGGCGCACGGCCGCCTGACCGTGGCGCATGCGGTCGACCACATCGTCAGCAAGGCGAACGGCGGCACCGACGCCGAGCGCAACCTGCAGGCGATCTGTGAGACCTGCCACAAGGCCAAGACGGCAGCAGAGCGCGCAGGGGGAGGGGGGGTCGAAAGTCTGGGGGCTTAGGGCTCCTGAC